CGATCGGACGGAGACGCGGCGATTGTTGTCGGCGATTGATCGAAGGAACTGCGATTGCCAGTCATCCGGTTGGACGCCGAACACCTTCTCCACGAACAGCACCGGATCGTTGCGGTACTTCAGGATAAAGTCGTCGAATGGATTTTCAATTTTCGTGGGTTCGCTCATTTCGCTCCTATACCCCTAGGGGTTACGCCGATGTGTGTCTCGTACCCGCCGCCGCCGCCCCGTCAAATAAATCGATGGGGGGGGGTCATCGCGGCGGACTTATCCACAGATCGACGTTTTTTCGTGTTCAAGTATTGACCAATCCGTGCCGACCATTTCGTGACCTATCCACAGGCTGACAACGATCCTAACGAAATCAATAACTTACGTCGCAACGTTGCCAAGTTACTTCGGCGCATAACTATCATTATGTTAAATCGATAATTGGTCGCCGGTCACGATGTGGTCACGTCGCCTCGCGTGCGCGTATCCACGTCGGTGCGTGTTTTCTCCGTTATTCGCCATCTTTCGGCGTCACATCTATTGCCTCACCCTCGATCACATCAGGTGATGAAAGCCTCTTGATCGCTTCCAAATACCTGTCTCCGATGTTGATCTCGGTACTGATCTGCATCTTCTCTCCCCACAAATGCGGGTCCATGCGTGACGCTATCCACCGCTTGTTCTCAGCAATCACTCTTGCTCGTGCAGGATCAAGATCACCTCTCCGCACCTCTGTCAGCATCTCCTCAATGTCAGAGACGTGCCACTCAGCGCGACTGATCCTTGCTCGCTCATAGCGTTCCTTCCTAGCAGGATCACGCGCTACCCAATCGTTGACTGTGTTGTACGCCATGTCCTTGCGCTTGCACCAAGCATGAAGCGACTCACCCTGCGCTACGCAGTCAGTGATCTCCGTCTCCAGTGCGACAGGATCGGCGCTCATCTCATACCATCGCTCACGCCGCTCTAAGTTCTTCGGCAACCGCTCACCCAGTTCGCCCTTGTGTACCTTACTCACCATACTCAACCTGCTTCTCTTTTATCACCGCTTCCCAGAATGTCTGGCGCATGGCTTCGATTGACCCGTAAAGCATGAACAAGTCTTTCTCGCTACCACCAAACCAGAAAATAGGCTCCCCATCTTCCTGAATAATCGTAAGCGCCATTCCACGCGGAACAATGCCACCCGTATCGATATCATCAGCCACGTCAAACAGCATCTTCTCCACAGCTTTCCGATTCTCGTCCTCAAAGTCTCTCGCATCGAACGGCTTCCCATTGATCCCTATTACCTTATCTACCACCCTGCTTCCTCGCTTGAGTTGACATCCACATGAGTAGTATACGCACCTGCGACCTGTTTCAAATGGGTCAACGCTGTTGGATTCTCGTGAGCCATCATCACAATGTCCGCCGCTGTATACACGATGAAGTCGTCTCCTAGTTCACGCCCCAACGTTGCCGCGACGTATTCGGCATCCTGCGGATTCATCACGGCGACGGCGCGCCGGTCCCCAACTCGCGTCTGCAAGTCGAACCACGTCATATCGGAAGGCGAACTCCCGTTCTCCAGTGCTTCCTTCTCCAACGCATCCACGCCTCGCTCCATCACGCCTAAGCGCCTCGCGTACTCAAACTCGTCTGCGCTCACCCGCGCTTCCTTCATCCGCCCATTCGCCTTGGCGAACTTCGCCGCTGTCTCCGCACTACACTTCGACGCTAATCGATCAAGGCTCCCCCAACGTGCAATCGCATCCATCCTCCTGCGTTCCCAACTTGCCTTCGCCTTCCGCGTCACATCGCTTGCATAATCATCCATCGTATCCCCTTTTCTGCCACTATCCTGCGCGTTACTTTCGTGAGTCGTCACTGCGGAACGTCGTCAACGACAAGTGACGACTTCCGCATGACTGCGAGTAAGACCAACAACTTCCGCAAACCTCCGCAGACCCGTCCAAAACCATTGCGGAAGTTATCCTTTTCCCTTAGGGGATTTTAACGACTTCCGCATACCCCTCTCTCAACTTCCGCAGACTTCCGCAGACTTCCGCAAATGCCCCCAAACCTTCCCGTTTACGATCTTGCTAACGTGCGTCTTTGTTACCTCAAACTTGTTGGCAATCGTCTGCAACGTCAGCCCCTCCTTACGCAGTTCCCTAATCAGGATCACGTCCTCTGGATCTAGCTTGCGCGTGTTGTGGTTCAGCCAATACGGATTGCTCGTCATGATTTCTCACCCCACGCCTTCACCAGATACTTCTTCGACAGGCTTAGATTCCACGATGAATTAAGCTCTGCGCTGTAACTGTTGACGCCCGTCCCTTCGGCCAGGTTGCGCCTACGCATCAATCCGTACTCATCCCTGTTCAAGCGCACCCAACGCTTCACCGTGTATACCGATGTACCGGCATCCTTCGCGATCTTCGTGTAGTTGCGTCCATCCTTATACATATCCACGATGATGCTGATCTGCTCCTTAGTCATTCACAAACCCTCTCTCTTCTTTAATCGTTGACTCAGGCTTATGCATGACGCATAGCCCCTTCTTCTTCGTGTTCCCGCTTAGCATCTCGATCGTGATGTACCCCTGATCGATCCAATCGCACATCGCCTTGTTAGCCGCACGTTTTGTCATGCCAATGTTCTCGGTCATCCACCTGACCAGATAACGGTCCCCGGTCTGACTGGCATTGCTGAATGGGTTCTCACGGTTCCAACGTAGCTCGATCTCGCTAAACGTCTTGTCGATCTGATCTTGGCTCACCTCGTCCTCAAGCCGACGCGCTGACTCGACCTCCGCTGTACGGTCTTCCAATAACCCGGTCTTACCACGTCCGTAATAACGCACGTCCCTGTCGATCAGGTCATTCGCCTTGACGACACAACCGCACACGATCGACTGCTTGTTGAGTGGGAGCGATAACGCTTTGCATGGCCCGATCTCGGCATCCCCGCTGATCGCCCACATCGCGTACACCAGACGCGCACCATCGACCAAGGCGGTTGACCCTCTGATCGCTTCACGCGCCTCCTCGGCCACTGTGATGCCTCTCAGGCCATCTTTACGCATATGGTGTGCAACGATCAGCGTGGCTCCGGTCTTAGCGCAGATGGATGACATCGCTGTCCACCACACCTGCGCCGCTTTCGGATCAGCATTAACGTCCGCCCAACAGAACGCCTGCAACGGATCGATGATGACCAACGCCACATCCTCCATATGCAATAGCTGATCCATCAGGTCGTGGTAATGCTCAGTCATTGAGACGACACCCATTCCCTCGTTAACCAGTGCAATCGCGCCCGTAGCGTCTGGAAGCGGAACAACGATAAGGTTTGGCGACGCTTTTTCGATTTCGTCCGACGTAGATATTTGAGCAAGGCGACGATGTACGGAGTCGGCTGAATCTTCTGCGGTGAGGAATACGACTTTTCCGCCCTTTGCAACACGGCCTCCAAAAGCGAACGGCGTGACCTCAAAAGGATCATCCCCTCGGAATAGTGCGACCTTGAGCGCCAGATCGAGGAGCGCAAATGACTTTCCAATACCGCCTGACGCCGCGAGCAAAGCCGGAACACCTTGCGGAAAGATACCTTCGACCAGATACTCCATCTCTGGCGGCTCTCCCTTAAAGCGAGCGACGTGCCAGTCGTCGAGATGTAATCGCGTTTGACGCTTCTCCTCCGCTTGTGCGGCCATGCTAATGGCCTCTCGCAGAACCGCCTGTACTGATAGCGCCACCTCACCTTGCTGTGCGCTGTCGTTGTCTGTGTCATCACTGTGTCCCCCTGACGTATTTTCTCTGATGCCCATTGCTTCCATTTTGGAACGGATAGCATTGAGCGTATGTAGCTCACCGCGTTTCGCCCTAGCGAGTTGGTATCCCGCTTTCTCGGTGAACGCAGTGATGCCTCGGCCATCTTCTTCTAATGTCCTGCCGTTTCTTGTAGCGACGCGCATCTCATAAAGCTTCCACCCGTGTTCGATAATGTCGTCGAGCGTTGGCATGGATGACGTGCTTTCGTAGTACGCCATGATCGTTGACAGGATCGTCTTCGTCATCACGGCTTCACGTCCGTCGTCGTACTGGCCGAACGGATTGGTGCTAGTGGATTGCATTGGCGCGTCATGCGTTCCCGCTGTCCCGCCTTCCACCATCGCTAGAACCCAGTTCGGAGCATCCGCGATGTCGTCCATGTCATAGGTGTAGCGATTACCTGACGCGTGACGGCTTGGCGCGGTAACGACAAAGCCACCTTCGCCTCGCACGTCGATCCCTTTGCCGATCAAATTGGTATCGGTCTTAACGTGGAATCCATCCGGCGCTCTCAGGAAGATGTGCTTGCCACCTGATCCGGTCTTCGCTGTTGCGGTGATCGGTAGGTCGTCATGCGCCATCTGCACCTGATCGAGCGTCTCTAATCCGGTCTTTCCCTGACCCGTGTCCACGTCAATCACAAACACGTTGCCGCTGATACTGCCAGTGACT